TGTGAAGCAAACATCGCACACCAAAGTCCTTAGGGACTTTGATCTGTGGTGGGCTGCTTCAGAGACGGCAATTCGGGCCGGTGGCCCCACCAGAACTCGCGTTCTGGGGGTACACCGGAAGTACCGTCCTTGTGCAGAATCTCGAAAAGAGATCTGCGCAGCCCTAGCTATACCCCTCCTTCCTGTAACCCAGTCCGCGGCATTGTCGCGGGCGTGGGAAGCAATTTTGGGTGTTGTGGCCGCGGGTGGGATCGTCCGGGTCGCCTGGGGGCGAGATCGCGATAACCAGATTCGTCTGGGTCTCTCGAAACTCGCCTTCTGGATGCTCCGGACGTCGTCCTCTTCAGGGGTGGGCCATGTAATGGCCTTCCTGAAGACCGCAGCTGCAGATGCCCGGATGTGTGCCGTAGCTGGCACGCGTCCAGGCGACCACCTCCGGTTCCTACTTCGATGCCTACCTGGTTGGTCGGCTTCGTTGAAGGGACTCGAGCAGTTGTCCTACCTTGGTAGGGCACTGCCGGAGGGAGACTCTCACGTCGAACGGAGGTCCTTGCGGACCTTCGCCGACGCGATGATCTCCCCGGTGGTGACACCCCCAGATATACTCGCTCGTGCCCGTCGATTCGCGGCAAGTTTCGCTTCGCGGCGCCTAGGCGCCTTAAAGGTTTACTTGCCTTCATCCCCGTCCGCGTCTGTTGGGCGCGGTCGGAGGATGGGCGGGACACGAGAACAGGTTCGTCGCGAATGGTGCGAGTGGCTCCGGATTACCGGAACCCTCGATCCATCCGTGATCAACCTGATGGCGACCATGGACCCCTCGTCAGAGGAGCGCATGATCGCCCTGAGTAATCTGGCATCCGTCCCGGTGGCGGAGGCAGCGTCTGTTCTCACAAACTCTGTCCTCCACCACCGGGTCTGTTGCGTGCCCGAGCGGGGCTGGAAACGTAGAATCGTTTCAGCCCCCCCCGCGTACGCATCTGTCGCCGGGACGGTCCTCAACAAGGCCTTGCTCGGCGGTCTCCGAAAGGAGCGCCGCTGTCGCAAATTCTTGTTAGGGGACCGCCACGGCGCCATTGAAGAGGCCGCCTCCCGGTCGAAACCGGGGTTGGTAGTCTCTACAGACCTCCAGAACGCCAGCGATCGCATGCCCCTCGACTTAGTCGAGGCGATCGTTGACGGTCTGTTGGACGGATGGCCATTGCTTCCCCCAATATGGGGTCGCGCTCTCCGGGCCCTCACGGGCCCTCAGTTGCTCACCCTCCCAAATGGCCGGGTGCTCAACACAGAGAGGGGGATCCTGATGGGATTAGGGCCAACGTGGCCCATCCTATCATTGATCCACCTCTTCTGGGTTGACACAGCCGGTGAACTGTCCGGGTGCCAGTGGGCCGCTCGGGTCTGCACCGCCATTGGCGGTGATGACTTGATCGGCTTCTGGCCCCGGAACATGTTCCTGGCTTACGCCCATTTGGTCGAGGTGTGTGGGTCGAAGTTTTCCGTTGGGAAAACCTACGTCCACCCCTCGGGTGGCAACTTTACCGAGATCACCTTTTGGGTGAATCGGTTGGGGAGCGCGCCCACCATACGGTGGGCTACAGGCATCCCTTTGAAGGGGCTCATCGGCACCGAACCTTCGAAAGAAGGTGAGGCCTTTGAGTCCCTTTGTGCTTTGGGTGGTCGTGAGCGGAAGGCCCGGAGAGTTCTCCGGGCCCTCCGCCCGGAAGCTTGGGGCGATCTCCGAAAAGTCGGGGTCGTCCCTTGCTTCCCCCGCGCCTTGGGAGGCGCGGGTCTACCACCCCACCGTGGTTCTGCCAATCGGGTGTTCGCACCCAAATGGCTTCGTCTTGCCGTCGGCCGTTACCTTTATGGTTCCGGTGACAGGCATGACCCGTTGGGACCCCCCGGTTGGGGTGTCTCAAAGGACCCGGTGGCCCTCGCTGCGAGGCGAAGGGCTTGCACAGCGTTTGACCAGGGCATCGAGTTCGGTATGATCTCGGTGAAGAAAGTTCACCGTCTCACACCAGAGGAGGTGCCCTTGTCACTTGGGCCGGTGTTCGAAGTCGTCTCGATGGAGACCGCTCTCTTTACGGAGGCGGCCTGCTTCAAAGGCGAACCGTTGCCGGCCAGCGCTTCAGGGATGGCAGTGCCCTCTAAGTTCGCGCGTGTGGTACACGCGTGGGCTCGGAGGACACTGAGAGGAGGGGTACCGGACCGCATTGCGGTCCGGACAGGTTGTTCTTCGCGGAACAACCTGTTGCGGAAGGTCCGTTCAAACCGGCTGGTTTGGCACGTCGTCCCTCTTATGGAGGGAGTCTGGCCATTCTGACCGTTTGAACGGTGGGCGCC